ATAATGATATTAAGTTTTTTTAAGTAATATAATTCATTATAATTTATTAATTTGAATAATGATAGATAATAATAGATTTAACACTTAATCCTTTTTTTTAGTTTTAGTACAAAAATAATATATAGAATATTTAAATGAATAAAGTTTTGCAATTCTTATTTGATAGTTTTGTTATTTATGTAATTTATATGATTTTTGAATTATTTTCTATGTTTTTTTATTTTAATGGATATATGAAATGGATGAATAATATAAGTAAAGAAAACTTCAATTTATCAAAAAATAAACCTAAATTTAAAATATTTTTATTTACATGGATAGTAGGATATTATGCACTTAGTGTGGTTTTATACTTTTTGTATTTATTAGTAAGAAGAAATATTCCATTAACAATAATTTTAACAATGTGGATATATTTAATGTGGGATGCTGCATTTGTGGTAATGATACCAAATGCATATAAGGGTGTTAAAACAATGATGTTTGATATTTTAATAGCTGGAGGTGTAGTGATTGGATTAACATTTTATTTATTTAAATATTATAATTCTTATTTAATAAAATTTTTACCATTTTTAATAATAATATGCGCACTAATATATTTGATTTATTTTTATCAGGTATTATCATTTAATAGGAAAGAGGATGATGAGGGTTTAATATTAAATATAGGAGATAAATTTCATTTCGATACATTTTTAGATTTATTTCCACAATTTGAATAATATTAAGTTTTTTTTTTTTCAACAATAGTAATAAAAATAATTATATAATAAAATAAATATACAATAGTTTAGATATTTATTGAATTATTAATAAGTATTAAAAAATACTATGATAAGATTAGACAATTGAATTTGATTTGATGAATATATGCGAAATCTGATAACTATAATAGATGAATCAATCCCATATATGGCTTATTTTATCTTTTGATAAATATAATTTATTTTTATTAGAGACATTATATATTTTTTTGAATTGTTCAAAATTTTGTAGAGTTCCATTAACTCTAAATATAGGGGGTGAATGTGGATCAGTTTTTATTTTCAATTTAACACTATCTTCTGTAGATTTGGATTTCCATGAATTGGCAAATGATATAAAAAATATTTCTTGGGGTGAGAAATCAGAAAAAGATGATATTTTTTTATTAAAGTCATAATGATGACTTGGATTATCAAAATATTGAGGATATTTTTTTTTAAGAGAATTATATGATAATTTGATTCCACCGAGATCAGCAATATTTTCGCCTTGAGTGAGTTCACCATTAATGGATAAGCCATAAAGTTTAAAAGATGAATATAGTTTTACGATATTTTGTGTTTCATGATTAAATTTTTTAATATCTTGGGATGTCCACCAATTATGAAGATTTCCGTTCTTGTCATATTTCCGTCCTTGATCATCAAAGCCATGTGTTAATTCATGTCCAATGATGGTACCAATTGCTCCATAGTTTATAAAATCTGAATAATCTTTATGAAATAAAGGTTTCTGTAGAATAGCGGCTGGAAATACAATTTCGTTTAGTGTGGGTGAATAATAAGCATTGATAGTTTGGGGAGACATATGCCAGATATCTTTATTTATTTTGCGATCAAGTTGACGAATTTCGTGATTATAATTATAGATTCTACAATTAGTAATATTTTCAACATAACAATTTGGATTTAGATGTAAAGATTTATAATTTTTAAGAGTATTTTTTTTAGGATAGCCAATTTTATAATTAAGATGTTGTAGTTTTTCCAAACTTTTACGACGCGTTTGAGGATGCATCCATTTTTGATTTTGAATAGTATCGGATAATGATAATTTGAGATGATCAATTAGATCTTTCATTTTGATTTTTGATTTTTGATCAAAGTATTTTTCAACAAATAGTATACCTAGAGCATCATCAAGATATTCGTTTACAATATTTAGAATTCTTTGCCAGAGAGGTTTTTGTATTTTTTGTCCAGATAAATGAATTCCATAGAAGTTAAAATAAATTTCTTCATGTTTTTTAGTAAGGAAGGGTGCTAAATTATTGATGGTAGAATAATAAAAATATAGTTTTAGATGATCAATAGGTAATTTTTTAATGAGTTTTGTAATAAATTTATAAAAAGATAGATTATCAAGAATAATTTTATTAGGATGAATTTGTAATGTTTCAAAATAATCTTTGGTAATAAAATCATTAAACATATTTTTAAATTGTGAAATAGATAATTTATGATAATTTTTTTCTGGATCCCTTTTTTTTTCTATATCTAATGAATGTTTTGCGATTTGTAATTCAATATTATAGATAATATCTACAAAATTTTGTGGAAGATAAAAATGGTTTGGAAAGATAGTTAAAATATCATGAATGTATTTTTTAAATAATTCTCTTTTAGATTTGAATTCTTTTGATAAATAATAATCTTTTTCTGGGAGGGAAAGATGGCTATGATAAAAATGAAATCGATTCATATTACTTTGTTTGGAATCGGAATCAATATAAAAATAAAAAAAGATACCAATATCAAACTTTTGTAAAAATGCTAGAGTATGGTAAATATTTTTTTCATTAGTATTTTGAATAGTTTGTATAAATTTATTTTGTATAAAATCCATACTATTTTGGTTTCTTTTTTTAAAATCCATTCCAGATAGATATAGATCACTGATTAAAGATTCAATATGATTTTTTTTTTTTTTTTTTTTACAAGTATCAATAATAGTTTTAATTTTTTTTTGATTTTCTTCGAAAAGTATTTCAAATGTTCCCCAACTAGTATATTTTTTCGGAATGGTTTGGTTTTTCAACCAATTTCCGTTACAAAAATAATAAAAATTATCTGCCGGATTTATGGAGAAGTCAAAATCATTTAAATTTTTGAACATGATGAATTAATATTTATATATATGGAGATAAATTATTTTTAATAAAAAGTGTTTAAAAAATTAGAATATCCTATTAGGATTATGCAAGATTTCTAAATAATCTATTTTGATTTTTCCAGAAATACCTCCTGAGCGATTATGAATAGTATGTGTAACGATTTGTTTTTGATTACCTCCAATAAAAAATTCTAAATTGATTTTTTTGTATCCTTTATGAATATATTGATTTGGATAGTAAAAAATTTTGGATAATAATTCTGAATTTCCATTATATGTTTTGGCTTCAATAACAAATGGGGTCGTTTTTTCTGAATGAGACAATACAGATATATTCCATATAGCAATATATCTACCTGGATCTAGAGCGATATTAGTAGTAATTTCAAACCAATAAAGATGATTTGATATCAGTACTTTTTTAAATTGACTTTCCAAATCTACAAAATTTTTGTCCCAATTGTTATTGTTATTATTGAAAAAAATATTCATTTTTGTGGCACTAATTTTCAAAATATTATAATATTCTTGTAAATAATCATTAATCCAATATTTTTTTTTTTTTTGTAGAATTGGTAATAAATAATTATGTTTTTTTAATTTCAAATACCAAATACCATGATTAAAAAATGATAAATTAAATAATATTTTATTAATAGATATATATGATATTGTATCTACAGGTAGTAAATATATAGATATTTTTTTTAGAATATCATCTGTTAATGTCATCGCTTCTCGAGCCAACTTCGTTGGCGTAGAGAATCGACACTACGGCAAAAGCCGTATCAATAACATTGAAATTATGGTTTTGATTATAAATAAAATTTTGTTTTTAAATAATTTATTAAGTGTTCAATAAGATTTTGATATGATTAAAATTACAGACTATTACATTCAGATAAAATATAAGTCAGTTGATAGGGCTTTTGCCCTATCTGAGTGTTCCTACGTTGCCAAGGCAACTCGGAACGCTCCGAAATAATAATAATATTTAGAAAAAGTATTGAGAAGAGAAAATTAAAAAGTTTTGATAATATAATGGATTATTTGAAAGAATTGATGTAAGCATAACTAAAATGATAATTTTTATATAAGATAACAATATTGAATATCTTACATCTATAGGATCAAATACTTAAATTCCATTTTTAAAAGATTTATATTAAAAAATTGAACATAAAGAAACATATCATGAAACTAAAGAATTAGTGGGTATAAAATTAAAAAATGAATGGGAGAATGACGATAAGTTTGAATACAATGATAGTAATATTAAAAAAATATATAATATATTTTTTGATAATTTTAGATTTGAAAAAATATTATAATATAGCATAGAATGTACAAAAAAAAAAAAACATTAAGGAAGATAAAAAAATCAAGAAATCAATCTCAGAATGGGGGATTAAAACTAAAAAATCAAAATATGGATTGCAGTTCTCCTTTCCATCCAATATGGAATCCTAAATATATAAATGGACCTTTTGTAGGCAGAGAAGGAGTAAATACATATACTTTTTTACAAGATGGAGTAAATTTGAATTTAGCAGGAGGGAAAAAAAATAAAAGATCCTCAAAAAAAATTAAAAGAAGTAGAAAATCATCTAATAGAAGAAATAAAAGATCATTAACTAAAAGTAATAGAAGATAAATTTATTTAAAACATCTCTAAATTTTTAAATAAAATAATATTTTATATATTTTATGTAACATTGTGATTAACTCTTGTTAAGAACGAATGTTCTAATTACTTCGCCGTATCCTAATTACAAAAAATAATTTTTTATAATAAAATTATTTTATTTTATTACTTAATTAATATCATATAATAGTTTTACGTTTATAACTGGGAAGGATAGAAGCGGCGTTAAATATATTTATAAAAGATTTAATAAAATCAAAAAATTATGAATTTATAATATTTTATATTAAAGTAGATGATTGTATTAAAAATAAATATTATTAGAAATATGTTAGGGCGAACCCCCTATCTAAGTTTTCCTACGCCAACTTCGTTTGCATTATGCCTAAAGGCGTTAACGCCGATCCTTGATCGGCATTGGTGCATAAGCGTCCAACGTTGGTATAGGGAACTCGGAACGCTCCGAAAGTAAGAATTTGGACTAAATATATAATAATTGATAATATTTAATTAATAGTTAAAAAGAGAAAAAATTTTTTTTTTTATTATTTTTAATGTAGTAAATCGTTATCAGAGAGGGTAATATTAAAATATTTAATTAATAATATCATCAATTAATATAAATGATATATGGATACGGCTTTTGCCGTACCGTCGATTCTCTACGCCAACGAAGTTGGCTCGAGAAGCGATGACAATGATTATGATTAATAAATAAAAATTTGTTTTTAAATTATTAATAGAGTGTCTAAAAGAGATATAAAATATTAAAGATTATTTTTAATAAAAGTAAAAAATGGATATTGAGATTTTGTTATCATTAAAAAGTTTACAGCCTTATGCGATGGTATATTACAAAGATAGATTTTATAAAATAAGATATATTGTAAAGAAGAGAGAATTTAAAAATATGTTTTTAAATTTAAGAAGTGAAGGTAAAATAATCGTAAGTGAAAAGATGGGAGATACAAAAGATGTAATAATAATATCTAGAAGAAAATTAAAAAAGAGAAAATTTGCAAAAGTTTATCGTATTCTTAAAAGAAGATTGAGTGATGATAATTATAGTATATGGTTACCAAATTATGGAACAAATTGCACTGATTTTGTTGTAAGATTATGTTATCCTAATTTTTATTTTTGTAATATGACATCATTTTTAATTATTTATTTTATATTGTTAGTTGTTGGAGAAAAATGTTTTACCAAGATTAGGAAACAAATTGTGGCACAAAACTATTTTAAAAGTTGAGGTTTATGTATTGGTAGTTAGTTAAAGAATAGAATAGAAATAGTCTAATTTAATTTTAAAATAGTAAGTATAAAAAATGTTGGATAAGCTTTAATATTTATAAAATTTATTTAAATGATAAATAAAATTTTTGTAAATAGGATATGGCTTTTGCCGTAGTGTCGATTCTCAACATGAACTTCGAGGCTATTATGCCTAAAAATATTAACGTCGATCTTTGATCGGCATTGAGGTATAACGTTCCTAACGCCAACTTCGTTGTCTCGAGAAGAGATGATAGGGTTTATGCCCTATCTGAGTGTTCCTACTTTGCCAAAGGCAAATCGGAACGCTCCGACTTAGGTGTTATAAAGATATTGGAGAGAATGTATATGATTAATATTGAAGTATTGAAGTATTTTTATTTTTGATTATTAAAAAAATCGTTATAGGCGATTGTTAGATTATTATATTTTTTATTATTTTTTAAGTTGTGAATAGTGTAAGATTTATTATAATATTTTATATAATAAAAGGGTGATTTGAATTCGTACCATATATGTCCAAAATTTCCTTTTCCAATAATTTTTTTTTTAAATTTGTTAGTTGAATTATGAATATTATTATTTAACATGTGTATAATTTTCATTTCGGTAGATAGATTGGATTGGTTTTGGAGTAATTTATTGATATAATTACATTTATACATTTTGTTTCGTAAATAGCATACGAATGCTAATCGGATTGAATTTTTATTTTTTAGATATAGTTTTGAGTTACAATGATATTCGTGAACATCCATAAAAAGGATATCTCCAGTGCGGACATTGATACCTACGCATCCTTTTTGGTTTTTGTATCCGAATTGTGGGAAAAGGGTATAGCCGCCTTTATAATTACCTTTTTCGATAACACTTAGATTACCGAATCCATTTTTATAATCTCCGGAATCTTTATGTAGAGCAGTTCTAAAGTTTGAGTTAACGGTGACGGTTGAAAATGCGGTATTAGGTATAATAAAGTTTTTGGATTTTTGGGCATGTTTGAGTTGTTTTTGGTAGAAGTTAGGTAAAAGAGATTTATAAAATTTGTTAATAGTTTGTATATATGGAAGACCAATAGAATATTTAGAAAAATGATTTTTGGTAAATTGGGTTTCGCGACAAGGTTTGCGCCAATTGAGAGAGTCCATATATCCCATAATGCCGCTATTAGATATTTCGGATTGTTCATAAATTTTTTTTTTTTTTTTTTGAGTGAATTTTCGATATATTTTTTTTTTGGTGGAGCGATATCTTCCAGCGGCGTTTCCTCGATTGATTGATTGTTTGAATCCAAGTTCTTTGTAAGAGTCGAGAGCATTTTGAATAATTTTTTTATCTTTAATAATATTTTTTCTGAATAGAAGAAGAAGATCACCGTTTTCTTTATATATATTACAATCAAAATCAATGATTAAATTTTTATTAATATGATTAAAGTCTTTGCCTTCAAATTGTTTCATTTGGGAATCATTGAATATTTTTTGAAGAGTGATATGTTTAATCATTATATAATATATATAATATAATTAGTAAATAAAGTATTAAATAAATTAAATATTTAAAAAAAAGAATATGTTAAATTAGATGGATAATTATAAATTTTATATTCATAAATATCAGCCTAGAAAATATGAAGATTATATATTTAATAAAGATTTAATTGAGAGATTAAAAGATTTTTCTAGAAAAGATTATTTACCACATATTATATTTCATGGTCCACATGGTGCGGGGAAACATAGTGTGGTATTAACATTTTTAGGATATTTATTATCAAAAGATGAAAATATTAATGAAATAATTTATAGTAGGCAAAATATAGAATATTTTATAACATCTGATGATAAAAAGAGTGATAACAGTCCAATAAATATAGTTCAAAATTTACATTATTTTGAGTTAGATGCTGATGATTATGGTTACAACGATAAAAAGATATTTTATAATTTTATATCAGAAATATCAAATACGATAGATATATCAACACAAAAATATAAGATCATAATAATAAAAAATGCGGATAAGTTATCAATGGAAGCGCAATATACATTAAAGAGAATAATGGAATTAAAATATAAAACATTAAGAATAATATTTTTATTAAATAATATATCATTAATAGATAATGCGATTAAAAGTAGATGTATAATGATAAAAGTACCAGGTCCAACGGAGGATAATATAAAAGAAGTAATAAAAAATATAATAAAGAAGGAGGAGTTAATTTTAAGTGAAGAAAATGTGAATAAAATAATAAAAATTTCGGATAATAATTTAACGAAGGCATTATTAATATTGGAGGGATCAATAATAGGAGATAAATTTGATTTAGCTGAGGATAGACTTAGAAAATTTATAAATGAATTTAGTGATTCAATAATAAAGACAAAATCAGCGAATTTGGATTTGATAAGGAATAAAATGTATTTATTTTTATTACATAATACAGATATATCTGAAATATTTGAGTTAATAACGAAAAATATAGTATCTAAATTAAAGTGTGATAAGATGATAAAGAAAATCCTAAAAAGTGCAATATATTACAATGAAAATTGTCAATTGGGATATAGAGATATTTATCATTTTGAGTCATTTGTAATATATTTGATTAATATTTTAAATAATAATCAAACTGAATTATTAGAAGATATAGTTTAAAAAAATAAAATATTTAAAAAAAAAAGTCTATGAAAATAGAATGGATTATTATGAAATATTGGAAGTTGATAGGGATGCTGAAATTAAGGAAATTCGAAAATCGTATAAGAGATTAGCATTAAGATATCATCCTGATAAAAATATAGGAAATGATGAAGCGACAGAAAAATTCAAAAAGATATCTCAAGCATATCAGGTGTTAAGTAATCAGAAAAATAGATCGGCATATGATAAAAATGGAAATGTTAAATTTGATTTTGATAATCCGAAAGAATTTTTTAAAAAGATATTTGAAGATATACCTATAAAATATATTGAGTTTGTAAATAATTTTATAATTGAATTATTAAATTCTCCGGAATGTGAATTAACACTAAAAATGTTTTCATATTTAGCATGTAATGAGAATGTAATAAGAATATTAGAGATATTTAAAGAGGATTTAAATGATGATATTAAGATAATAATTGATAATTTTATATATAAATTGAAAGAAAAACTAGAAAAAAAAAAAGCTGAAAAAGAAAATGAAATCAGAAAAGAAGAAATGATTGATGTAGGTGAGTATTTAAAGAAAATAAATTTTAAAAAGAAAAAGATAGATTATATTGAAGATAAAGATTTTTTCAAAAATAAAGATAATGATATTGAGTTTAATGTAAATTGTAAATTAGAAGATATATATAATAAGGTTCAGAAAACAATAAATATATCAAGAATAAGAAAAACGAAAGATAAATTAGATGATTTTGTATTTAGAGGACATAATTACTACAATGAAAAAAAAAAGCTTATATTTCCGGCTCATTATAGACCTACAATAAAATTTAAAAACGAAGGCAATGATTTGCCTGGAAGTAATAAATCTGGGGATATTATTATAAATATATTTGCAAAAGAACATTCATTATTTAAGATTGTGAACAATTATGATTTAATGATGGATAGAAAAATATCAATTTATGAATTATATAATGGATGTAATTTTACAATAAAATATTTTAATGATCGAGTTATAAAAATACGAGCGAGCAAAAATATAAATGAGAATTTTATTCAAAAAGTCGATGGTTTGGGTTTGCCCATACCATGGAAAAATAAATATGGATCATTATTAATACGATTTAAAGTTGAATATCCTAAAATAGAATATAATTCTAATGAGGAAAAATTACTTTTTAAGATGTTTCCACCGATTAATGATGGTGAAAATGAATATATGAATAAAGAGGAATATCTTTTGGATTCTGAATTTGTATTTATGGATGAAAAAATAGATGAAGAAATAGAAGAATAATTAAATAGAATTTTTTGTTAGATTATAAAAAAAATTTAAGAAATAATTCATGTTAGAATATTATATAATTGAATAGGATATTTTTATGTGAATAATAAAAATTATTAAATTATTATTTGAGGATAGGTAAATGAATATTATGAGAATTAGGGAAAGATAGAATAAAAGGAAAAAAATTGAATAATAATTAATATGAATTAAATAAAGAACATGACATTATTATTGGTTGATGCTAGCTATAATGCATTTTATCGTATACATGCGACAATACAATGGTATAAATTAGCACATCCAGATGAGACTATTACAGATGATTATGATTGGATGTCAAATGACATATTTAAAGATAAAATCAGAAAGATGTATTTTGATTCACTAAAAAAGATCATTAAGAAACATAAAATTAGCAATGAAAATATATATTTTTGTTTAGATTGTAAGAGAAAAAATATTTGGAGAATGAAATATTATAAAAATTACAAAGGTAAAAGAAAAAATAATCCTAATTTAGAAAATATTTTCCGATTTATTTATAATGAGATCATAGTTCAATTGGTAAATGAAAAAAAAATAAAATTTATTTCTTATAATGCAGCAGAAGCAGATGATATAATTGCTATTATTAAGAATGAGATCAGAAGGAGGAAAAATGATCAAGAGATTGTAATTATTACAAATGATCATGATTATTTACAATTATTGGATGATAAAACATTTATTTATAATTTAAAAAATAAGAGTTTAAGCGAAAAAAGTAGTGGAGATAATAAATTGGATTTATTTACGAAAATTATATTGGGTGATAATTCAGATAATATTGAAAAAGTATTCTCAAGATGTGGAAAGAAGACTGTATTGAAATATTATAATGATAAAGATTTATTTGAGAAAGAATTAGATAAAGATGAAAAAAATAGAGAAAGATATAATTTAAATAAAAAATTAATAGATTTTAATGAAATTCCTATTGAAATAAAAGAAGGGGTAATCAAAAGTTTTTTCACATGATAATGAAGATTATTCAATTCGATAATAAAATAGTATTTGGTAGCCGAACGAAAAATTAAGATTAACATTTCCATTTTGGATGATCTTGTTTTGATTAATAATTTTTTCACTTTTCCATTTTTTTTTTTGGAGATGAAGATAGGTACCACCATCAAAATAGAAATCTTTATTATGACATGTAATATACGAAACAAAATGGTTTTTATTGAGTGAATACATGATAATAGAATCTAGTCGATATTTATATTGATTTATATTAAATTCCAAAGGTTTAATTACGTGGGGAGCACCATCTTTTTGAATACCTTCTGGGGTATTCCAAATAGATAAAATATAGATATCTGGAATGGAGTTGTGATGGATATATTTTTTAAATTTATGAAGATTGAATTGTTTTTTTTGGTTAATGAATTCATTTGTAATAAAAATATCGGCAATATGAATAGATTGATCACCAAGAAATTTGATAAGAGTTTTATAATATAGCAGTGGATTTCCATATTGATTATTATTTGGTATATTTTTTTTAATTTCTGAGTTATTAAAATGATTTTCCAAAGAAAAATAAATATATTTAATGATTTCGTTTGTATCTAAAAGTAATGCTTCATCGCGAAATTGGAAACTTTCATTCTTTTGAGATAATATATTTAATAGATTTCGTTCATGAACGTTACTATGAAGAATAGCTTCAATACTTAAATTAAATAAGAAAAAAGCTTTTCTAAGAGAAAAAGGTTTAATAGGATCACCATTGGAATGTTTACCTTTAATCATGAGTTGTCTAAAAAATTTAAAAAATTTTTTACCTTTATCGCTAATAAAAAAATTAATGAAAAAACTATTGAACCAACAATTATTTTGAATTTGTTTAGGGGAAATGATATTATTACATGAAAAATTTCTTTGTTTTGATAAATTATTCAGGAGTCTTTGAATAACTTTTGGATGATAATATGGTAAACAATTTGGATTTTTTTTAGTACCAAGATTAATATTTAATTTTTCGTGAACGAATTTAATTTGTTTGCCAGGTTTATAGCATCCAAAGATTTCATGTATGTTTCCATTTTGGCTTTCAACTAAGAGTTTGTTGATATTAGGTGAATAGGAAGATTTATTTTTAATAGTTTTTTTGTTTTTTATTTGTTTTTTTTGTTTACAGAAAGCCCAATTTTGCATTTTTTTTTTTTTGGTAACTTTAGTTGCACACCAATGTCCATCATGACGATCAATACATTCATAATGTAATTTTCTATTAAATTTAAATGGAAAAATGCAGGTTCCTTTTTTTAATTTTTTATCATTAGGTTTTACATTATATTTATTTAATTCTGTGGTTTCGATCATAAATAAAAGATTATATAATATGGAAATATAATTTATTTTATTTTTGTAAAAAATTGATTAATTAATAACAAAATTATTTAAATTGGATGTTAAAATGATTATGGATGATGAAATTGATAAAAAAAATATGTTTGAGATAAAGAAAGTTAATTTTATAGGATATTGGACATGGGATATTTTTTCGGATACATGTGCGATTTGTAGAACATCATTACAGAAACCAAGTATTAATTTTATTTCTAATAGTAAATCATTAGTAAATCAAGAGGATTATGAAAAAAATAATGATCAAAATCATGAGTTTGGGATAATAGATCATGAGCAAGAAGTATTAGATAAATCGGATAAAGGATTAAAAATAGCAATAGGGTTTTGTAATCATGTATATCATTTGGATTGTATAGAAAAATGGTTACCTACGAGAAATGTTTGTCCATTATGTAATAAAAAGTGGGAGTGTACTGAAATAAAGAGTATTTGTGATTAATAAGATTTTATCATAAATATAAAGATTGAAATAGATTTAAAGTTAATTTTATTTTTTTTTATAATAATCATAAAAAATGACAATAAAAAAAAAAAAAAATTTAAAAAAAAAAAAATCAATAACGGATATTTATTTAAATTATAAAAAAAAATATCAAGAAAAGTATGGAAAGAAATGTGTTGTTTTATTGGAATCTGGACATTTTATGGAAATGTATGATTATAGAGAAGATTCGGATCATTTTGATGTGTGTAGAAATGTATTAAATATTATGGTAACACATAGAGATAAAGATCCTAAATCTTCACAATATAGTCAGTTTATGGCGGGTATACCGAGTCATAGTATAAAGAGATATTATAAAACATTATTAAAAAATAATTATACGGTTATAATTGTTGAGCAAGTTACAGCGCCACCGAATCCGGAAAGGGAGGTAACAAAAATTTTATCACCTGGATGTTATTTATCTGAGGATTTGTATAATAATTCGGATAGTGGAAGTTCAATAATATTATCAATATATTGTGAGATAGATGATGAGAATGATTATTATATAGATTTGGGAGTATTTGATACAAATATTGGAGAATCCAGATTGGAGTCAATAATATGTATGGATAAGAGTGAAGAGATGAATAATTTGGAGGAGAATCAATTGAATGAATTGGTTCAAAGGATGAAATTAATAGAATATAATGAAATAATAATAACAATTGTGAATGATAATAAAAATTTAAATGAAGATGATTGTAAAAATAAATTTATGAAGATATTAAGGAATAAAAAAATTTTGAATCATTTTAATTATTTTAAAAAAAGGAATGATGAAGGACTTAGGGATTTTTTTAATATAGATTATCAAAAAAAATTTTTGGAGACATTGTTTAGTAATTTCAAACATATGTATACGACTATACATGAATCACTAAATTTGGTGAAGCAAAATCCAAGTATGATTGCGAATTATGTAATATTGTTAAATTTTGTATATGAGCATGATAAAAATTTAGTATTAAACTTACCTAGACCAAAAATTAAAGATGTTTATGATGATCATTATTTAAGATCATATAATGATACATATAAGAAGTTGAATGTATTTGATCAATTTGGAGATAAAAAGAGATCATTATTCAACTATTTGGATTTTACGAATACAAAATCCGGAAAGAGATTATTAATTGAAAGATTAAAGAGACCATTATTAGATGTAAATGAATTAAACAAAAGATATGATTATATAGATGAGATACTTGGAAGTAAGGAGATAATTAATGAGATAGATGAATACTTAAACATACATGATTTGGATCGTATTTATCGGAGATTTAGTATAGGGAGGTTGAATCCTTATGAAATCCCTAGAATAATTTATTCGAATGATCAGATAATAAATTTGAGTAAATTAATAATAGAGAACAGTGATAATTTGAGTAGGATTCGAGAGGATATATTAGTGAATGAAGATAAATTAAAATTATTTGAAAAATATAGTAATGAGATAAATAGGATATTTAATTATGAAAAGTGTAAAAAAGTGAATTTACAAAATATAAATGATACATTATTTAATGAGGGTATATTTTGTAGTATTGATGATTTGGTGGAGGAAATAAAGAATAATTTAAGTATATTAGATAATTTTGCAAGGGAATTATCAAAATTGATATATGATTCAGATGATAAAAATTCGAAAAAAAAAAAATTGGAGGTGGATGAAAATGAAGAGAACAAATATAAAAATTATGTGGTAATTAGATGTAACGATAAAGAAGGATATTGGTTAGATGTGACAAAACTAAGGGGAAATAAATTAAAAAAGGTGATTCATGATAATAAAATAAGAAAAGTAATTGTGGATGTGGAAAGTAAAAAAGAGAAAAGAAAAAAATTCAATTTTGATATAGATAAATTGGAATGGAATAATAAAAATAAAACGAATATTAAGTTATTTTCCCAAGAAATTAAGATGATTTCAAAAAAAATAGTGGAAGTTAGAGAAAAATTAATTAGAGAAACAAAGAAAAAATATATTGAAGAGATTCAAAGACTATATAATGAATATTATAATGAATGTATAGAAACTATAGGAGAATTTATAAAAAATATAGATGTAATAAATTCATCTGCAAAATGTGCAAATTTGTATAAATATGAAAGACCAGAAATAATGGAGGTGGATGAGTCATTTATAGAGGTTGAAGATCTAAGACATCCAATTATAGAGCAAATAATAAAATCTGAGGGTAGTAAATATGTTTATAATTCAATAAATATTAATAGTAAAGAAAGTTATTTAGTTTATGGTGTAAATAGTGTTGGTAAGAGTAGTTTTTTAAAATCATTGGTGATTGGTATAATTATGGCGCAGAGTGGATTATATGTGAGTTGTAGTAAAATGAGATTAGGAATTTATAAGAAATTATTTACTAGGATTGGAAATAATGATAATTTATTTATGAATCATTCGAGTTTTGTAAATGAAATAATTGAGTCAAAGGAGATTATAGAGAAATGTGATAAAAATAGTTTTGTGATTGCGGATGAGTTGTGTTCATCTACAGAAATGGAATCTGCTATAAAGATTGTATCTTCGATAATAAAAATTTTGTCTGAAAAGAGATCGTCATTTATATTTGCGACTCATATATTTAAATTATATGACTTAAATATGATACGTTTATTGAAAAATGTAAGGTTTAAACATTTGAAGGTAAGATTCGAGGAGTCATTAATTTTTGATAGAACGTTAATGGATGGTTTACCAGAAAATAGATCATATGGGGCAATAGTAGCAAAAAAAATCATAATGAATAATAGATTTAATGAATTAATGGAAAATAATATTAATTTTAAGATGTTAAATGAAGAAGAGGATATATTAGATACTATGATAAAAAAAAAATTTTCGAAATATAATAAAAAATTAATTTTGGATAAATGTGAAATATGTGGTTATAGACCTAAAAATAATGATAATGTACCGTTGGAAACGCATCATATTGAAATGCAATGTGAGGCAGATGAAGAAGGTTTTCATGGGTTATACCATAAAAATGAGTTACATAATTTAATAGTATTATGTAAAAAGTGTCATGAGAAGGTTCATAAAGATGAGATTATTGATTTGAAATATGAATATACAGATAATGGTAGAAAAATATTTTTTGAGGAAAGAAAAAAGGATTTAAAATATGATAGGTCAAAAAAAAAAAAAAAAAAATATGATGAAAAGGATATTTCAATGATAAAGAATTATTATGAGAAAAATATGTTTAAAATAAAAAGTCAAATATTGAGTGAATTAAGAATGAAAAATAATTTAAAAAAGTTGAGTAATGAAACATTTAGTAAAATAATTACAGATAAATATTAAAAAATTTTTTTGGTTAAATGAAATGATTTATTTATACATTAAATTAGAGTATAAATAAATTATTGAAAATAAATATATTTTATTGTTTTATGTATAAAGTAGATGAATTGCATAATCATAATCAATATCTTGATAAGTTTCTTTATCGGTTTCAAAATCACATAAAAGATAATGGTCATCATAAAAATAGTCACAGTGGTCATTATCAATGAAAGAATATCCAATTAGTATTTTTGAGTCTATAACTTTAATATATTTGACTCTCCAAGTGAGACCGAATTTATTATTGATGGACCAAATTCCGTTACATTTCATGACAATTTTTACTTTGCATCCTGGTATTAAATATTTTTCTAAATTATTTGTAAAAAAATTTTGATTTTTACAAAGAAGAGTATTGAATCTTCCTGCTTTATTTTTAGAAATTTTCAATTTGAAAGTTGGTGGAAATTTAAATTTTTCGTTATGATTGTATCTGATTTGATTTATATATAAATTTTCGACTTGATCATTTGAAATGTCTAAATTCCAGTCATTTAAATTTTTATTTGCAGATTCGATGATAAAATTATCTAATTGATTGATTTTATTGTAAAAATCGATAATATCTTTTTCTTTATCTAAACCTTTAAATGATAAATCAACATAGAATTTATTTATATTTTTCGAATCATTTGTGTCATATGATTTTATACCGAAAGGTATTTCCATGATTGGGGTTTCCAGATATATTTCATTTAATTTAAGATCATCTAATTGATATGTTAATTTTACATGTATACCTTTATTTATAACATAATTATTAATTGGTTTTTCAAAATTAATATTTTTCAATTTTAAATTTTTGTAATTAATGACAACATCCATTTAGATTATAATATTTTTTTTTTTTTATATTTTTTTAAAATAAAACAATAAATTAAAAAGAATAGATTTAAAGTTATAAATGATGAATGAATATTATTTTATTTATTTTTATTATTCAATATTAATAGTTTTATGAGGGTTTCTACATGATCATTAATGATGGAATCTAACATAAAATTTGTTTGATCTTGAATATGATTATCAATATGTTTTTGATTTAATTTTTTTTCAAAGATTTGGGTAATTTCTTTTTTTATTTCTTGAGATAAGATTGTATGTTGGAAATCTGAAATATGAGAAGATTTATTTTGAATATTAGTTGGTGTAAAAGATTTTTGTTTTTTTATTTTTTTATTATTCATAAGAAGATCGATCCCGATAATATCATTTGTATAAGTTTGTTGATTTGGAATATTATCTGAAGCCAGGGATTTGAAAAAGACTTTTGGTTTGTCTTTATGATGAATTGGTTGGGAGGAATTATTTTCTTGTTTATCCATATAGATTTATTATTTAATTTATTTAATAAATTTTTAAATGATTTAAATATGTTGAATATATATATATAATTAATTTTAAATGAATTATATAGCGAGAATAATTTTACAAATAACAATTGCTATAATTGGTTTAATGACTGGAATAATCATAACTAGCAAATTTGGAAAAGAAAGTCCAACGAGTAAAATGTTAGTATGGTGGTGTATTCTTTTAACAATTTTGTTCATTGAGACTACATTTTGGAATTATTTCTGGATATCTGAGATTAGAGATAAAACGGGACCGATGGGTCCTAGAGGACCTCAAGGTCCACCGGGTCCTCAGGGTCCTCCAGGTATAAAAGGATAAATTTTTAATATTTATTTTAATATTAAATAATTAAATGTGCGTGTAAATTTTTTTTTTATTTTGTATATGGAAGTTTAATTAATGAATTATAAAATTTCGAATAATGATGATAAATTGAATAAAATTTCGAATAACTTAAAAAAAATATATAAATATGTAAATAATGATAAGAATAAAAATATAATTAAAAAATTTGATCAACGATTAGAATATTTATCTAACGAGATTGATAATCTTTTTGAATTAAGTGAGGATATTTTATTGGATTTAGATTTAAAATATTCAAAAAAATGTTCAAAGTTGGAAAAAAAAATTAAAATGAGACAAGAATATCAAGATAATTTCAAGAAAATGATGCCATTATTATTATATACTCAAATTGCTACTTATAAAAATGATGATAATCCAAACAGTTTTTTCGAGAATTCAAATTATTATTTAGGTGAAACTATGTTATCTGAAGATGATTATTCGGATAACAATTTAAGAATAATTAAGTGTGATAAATGTAATAAAACTTTTAATGGTAATAATATTGTAAAAAGATATAGACAACATTTGAATTCTAAACATTAGTTAAATACTTTGATTTATTAAAATTTACATGTTTTAGTATTTAATGAAAACTATGATAAGTGAATGGGTTAAAATTAGATCAATTATTAATATTAACATAATAAATAAAATCAATAAAAAAAAACCATACTATGATTGAATAAATATTTCATTAGAATCATTATCATAATTTTTATTTTTATTTTTTTCAGAATTAAGATTTTCGTTACAAAGATGATTATGATTTTTATCTTCATCATCATTATCATTATTCCCAACATCTTGATCTAAACCATCATAATTATTATTTTCAT